TCTAGTAGCAATGTTTTCATGCACACCAGCGTTAATCATTTCATTGCGGATTTCAAGAACGGTCATTGTCGGACGGTTCTTGGTAGCATTCTCAGCAGACGCTCTAACAGTGGCAGCAAACTCATCATTGTCATAAACCATTGTGTTTATGGGAGTTTCTTTTGTCGTGCCACGGGAAGTGCCTTCAGCCAACATCCTTTCTCGCTCTGCCGCTACCTTGTTCATTTGGTCTAATGGCACAGGAGCAATGTTCGGCTTTGTCGCCGCAGGCGCAGCGTTAGGATTAACAGCCTTTGGGGCAGGGGCTACTGGTGGTGGGTCAGGAATAATCTTTGGTTCTTGCTTAATCCGAACGCCCTTCTTAGTCAACGGCTCTAAAGCTTCAGTGACAGTTAGCCCATCAACCTTTTGCACACCCTTTTTAAAAAGCTTACCAAGACCGGCAGTTTGCTCGTACTCAGGGAACTCAAGCCCCATCTGCATAGGAGCTTCAACCTGCTCTTGTACCGCAGCCTCAGTATCAAATACAGGCGCAGGAGACAACTCGGCTGATTGAGCCATCTCTGATATCTTGCCGCCGATGTCTTTGTTGATAGCCATTATTTCTGCCCTTCATCACCAGTAAGTGCTGCTCCAGCCGCCGTTACCGCTGCCGCGCCTTTTGCAACTCGTTTTCTTTGTTGTGACTGTTCACGTTGCTGCTTAACACGACGAGCAGAAGAAGATACGTTTATAGGTTCAGCCAACAAATCCGATTCTAGTTCGCCCTTGCCTTTTGAGATTGCTTTTAATCCACGCAATACTTGGGAATCAGATTGAACTCCAAATGCACCTTTTGCTTTTTCAGTAAATTCACCAAGCCAAACCTTGGCTTTAGCAATCCAAGAGCCAGCCTCATATCTGGAATTCATAATTCGTGTGGCATTAACTGCCCAAAACTCTGATGGGTTTACAAACTGATAATGCGCGTCGTAATTTAATGTGCCGTTTCTAAATCCTTCAAAAATAGTCTTTTGCGCTTTTTTATCCCCAGCAATCGCTTTGGGTATTTCCTTTAAATATAATTGAACTTTAGGATCGGCTTTCTGGTAAGTCGCCAAATATGATCTTGTCCATTCATCAGTAATTCCATTTTGTACTTCGATTGGCATCATCTGCTCAGTATGGTGCAATATCTCATGGACACCAGTTGCATCGTTTGCTTTATCCGCAAATATGGTTGCTACACGATCCCATGATGCATAACCACCAGCCGTACCTTTTTCACCCGTCCCTTTTATTGATATCCCTAGCTCATTACCAAACTGAGGGTTGTTATCTAAAAGCCATTTGGCGAATCTGACTATTGGCTCTCTAAGCTTGACTTGTGCATTAGGATTAAGAGCGCCAAGCAGTCTACGAGTTACTTCATCAGCACCACGAACCTTATCTGCATCACTTACCTTTTCAGGCTTTTTCTGCATAGCTTCATTAAGAAGCTTGGTATTCTCAATATATGTTTGTTCGTCAATGCGCCCTGACTCTAACTTAGTTACTAAAGTATTCAACCTACGTTTTGGCTGAATGTCTTGAACCATTACACCAGAGTAAACTTTAACAGGGTCGGTAATGTAATTCGTCAGGCCAGTTCTAGCAGCATAAGTTTCAAACATTTCTCCAGCAGCAGGAGCTAAAGACTTTGTGCCTTTAATAACTCTTTTAGTTACAGCTTTTGCGACTTTAACTTGTCCACCCGGCCCAAAAAACTCACCAATAGTTTCGTATGGATGTTCGCCATCACCGACTTTGCCAACATTAGTATCAAGCCATTTTTTAACATCTTCTGTCGTCGGCAAAATAGTTTTTTCTTCCATGCCACGTAAAAATGCTTGAATCTTAGTTTCGTCACCGCCGCGATTAACTATCGCTTCAACACCACGGCCTATCATTATAATGTCGCCGGGAGTCCCAAGGAATTGTTGGAACGCGCCTTTAGTTGCAGCCGCGCCAATATCCGCCATGCCGCCGCCGACAACTTTGGCAGCTTCTTTAGCCTCGCCGACAACATAGTCAGCCATTGGTTGGTTTTCAAACTTTTGCCTTTGTTCTGCTGACTGACCACGGCTACCCATAGCCAACTGCATACCGTCCATACTCATCGACTCCTCCATGCTCTGCTGGAGTTCGTTATAGTCAGGGACGTTTGGGTCTTCCCTGTACATATGATAGTCGTTGTAAAATCTGAAGTCGTCTTCCATTACCACCGCCTCATATTAAGCTCTTGTTTAGCAATACTTTCTTGGGCATCAATCATTTCTTGAATTTTTCCAAGGTCATCTTTATTCAAGTCTTTCTTGTCAACAACCCCCCTAATCCGCATCATCTCTCTTGTAAGCCGATCAATATAACTTTGATCTACTTTGGTAGGATCTTTCGCTTGGAATGTTGGCTTAATATCATTAAAGGCAGGTTTCTTTTCCTGTTCTTTTGGCGACCACTTCTTAGAGTCTGACCTAAATTCATCTTTGAGCGTTTCTCTTTGGTTTTTTATCGCCTGAAGCCTTTTATCATTTATCTGTTTCGCATTATAAAAGTCAGCACCATCACTAGCTCTTGGCGCTCTATTTATCTTCTCCCCATCAGCATTAGTAAAATATCCATTCTTTATATACTCTTGCCGTAAATTTTCATTGGTTTCTTCAATGCCCTGTTTGGCATCGAGATATGTTTGTGCCGACGTAGTTTTATTTGGAGAGTTCCTAATCTCCTTAGTCTGGTTTGCACCGTTATGTACTGCAGAAGCATCTTGTTGCAATTTTGTAAGCAACTGACTTTTTAGTCTTTGATAACCTGCGTCATCAATAACGTAGTTGTTAGACTTAATAGCTTTAAGGATTCCTGCGGATGTTGTTATCGTACCGTTGGTTATCGCATCACTTAAAGCGGCATCGTGATCTCTATTAGTTTTTATTTCTGTTACTGGCAAGTCTTCATAAAGCAAACGATTAAAGTCTGCTGGCGCGTCTGCCAATGTAAGCTTGGCGTCTTTTAAAGCTTTTTCTAAAGCAGGCAAATCTCCTTTTTTTATTTCTTTATTACGAAGTTTGGTTTCTATTCTAAATAAATCCTCAAGTCTTTGACGCTCTTTTGCATCCTTCGGCGCATACTTTTCAAACTTTTCTATAGCAGTTTTACCAGTAACACCAAGACCAGTAGCCTTTTGAAGCGCCTCTTGCGCTGTCACTGTACTTGCATTTTCACGAAGCCACTGGTCATATGCGGCAAGACCTTGAATATCGTCTACAGCGTCTTGCTCTAAGCTCTTTAAGGTATCTGCATAAGTTTTAGCAGACATCAAATCTGGCCTAGTTAGCACAATAGAAGTCAAATAATTTTTAGCTAAGAATTGTGCATCGATATTTGAGTTTTTATCGTACAACGTCATTAAGCTAAAACTAATGCTTCTGTTTATTTCTTGGTCTTCTACCTTTTTGTTGTCTTCTTTTCTTTTTACTAATGCGGTAAATTCAGAGTCAATCGCATCCCTTACTTTCTTTTTTTCCGGATCAGACAGCGTATTCCAAATGTTCTTTAATGATGGAGGCAACTCTCCTTTTTTATCATCTCTTATCTTTTGCATAAACGAAGCAGAGTCACCAATATTCCCCTCAAAAATATGCGTCTGGAACATTGCTGTTTTTACCTCAAGCTCAATCTGAGCCGACTTTTCTAGCACCAGCTTTTGAGCAGGAATGCCAGCAAGCAACAAAGCCCTATTAACTGTTGCTTCTCTTTCTTTTATTAAATGTTCTTGTAGCGCAATAGGGTCAGAGTCGGCATATCTATTAATAATATTTCTTACCGACTTACCATACTCAGGTATCATTTGCTCAACTCTTACCTGATTTTCCAAGAACTTTCTTTCGCCATCTGCTTTGGCAGCAGCAAGTAAAAGTTTATTGCCATGCACCGCAGCAGTGGCTCGGTACTTATAAGATGCGTCCGGACTGTATTGGGCTAATACATCGGAATTGCCTTTAGTATGTGCCGTCCAATCTTCAGCTATTTTTTTTAAATCTAGCTCAAATTTAGAGCCATCCTTATTCATCCCAGTCTCTAGCGCCACCTGATAATCATTGGCTTTTTGCACTGACTGCAACTCAAAATAAGCCGCCAGCTCGTGCGATCTCCATGTGTTTACAGCAGCACCAAAAGCATTTCGCGTAAAACGTTCAGTAAAACTTTTTTTATTTCCATTAACCATTGCATCTAATTCTTCTTGGGTAATGGGGTTTTCTGAAACAAACTGAGCGCCAGCAGCTTCAGCTAATTTTTCTGCCTGCCCAAACATAGATACTGACAAATTGGCAATAACTCTACCAACAGTAGACGAAGCTTCTGCTGCCGCTTGATAAGCGATCTCTGGGCGCTGTGTCCCAAAGTTCATGTTCGGCTGCGGTAGGTTTGATATCCCAGCTACCTGAACATTCCCTGATTGGAGTCTTCTAATTGGGTCAGCCATGATTAAGTTTTCCTTGAGCGATCTTCAATAGGCGCTGGAGTAATTTTTTCTTTTGTTGTCGGATAGTTCATTGCAAAATTAGCTCCAGCTTGTGATAGTTGGACACCAGCCAACAATCCACCAGTTTGTTTTGCTATTCCACCTGCCTTACGCAAGGTTGCTGCATTAGCAATCGCGGCCTCACGTTCATAGAAGGCCATGTCATAAGATTGCTGCAGCAGCGTTGTAGCGTCCTCTAAGCCTAATATTCTGGCTGTCATTGCATTAAGGTCACTGATGCCAACATCCTGATAGACCTCACGTATATTCGCTCCACGAACACCAGCAATAGAGCCTTGCGTAGCAACAACACCAGAAGCATACCCTCTAGCCAAAGCAGCCGCATTTGCCTGCCTTAGCCCTTTAATTAAGGTATTTGCCTGAATCTTGTAATTAAGCGTCTCATACTCGATTTTCATCAAGTTGCGCTTAAACGCAGCCTCGCCATACTCAACAGCTTTATCGGCTCGCAGGCCAGCCATCCGCAAGTTTTCTTGCGCCTGCACTGCATAACCTGCCTGCTGGTAATAGCCTTGCGCTTGTTGAGCGTAAGCCGCACCAATGCCTGCAATAAGGCCGCTAGCCGCAGCCATCCCCATACTAGCAGTTGGGTTTGGGGCAAAGATAGAATCGGGTTGTTTAGCGGCTGGGATCGGATCTGCCATTTATGTCCCCTGATTTACAGCAACTTTGTAGTCAAGACCAAGCAACGTCATCTTGAGTGGCAAAGTTTGGGTTACCTCAATCACAGCATCCCGGCTATAGCCACGGATACCGTTTAGTCTTTTAATGCCTGTAAACGGCGTAATCGCAATATCCAGCAAAGCGTTGTCAAAGTTCTGAAACGGCACAGGCTGGCTATTAATGTTCAAGTGCTGCGACTCACTGACAATCGCGTTTACCTCGACAATCCGCTTCTTAAAGCCAATGCGGGAGCCTGTCTGCAACTTGATCTCAACCGGCATTGTCTTGATGTACACGGTAATCGGCAGGCCAACCTCGTAGCTAGCTGTAGACGAACGGTCAAAGGTAACACTGCCACCTGCGCTAACAGTCTCATTACCTTGCGGGACACCATCACAAATGACGTTTAAAGACTTGCCAATGTGTGGAAGGCCGCTAGCAGAAGCTGCGACACCGCCAGTAAAGGCACAGTCAGTAAAGCGACTATCGCTAAATAGCTCAACAAAATACCGAGTCGTCCCATTAAATACTCGTTTAGTTACCGTATAAATGTCTGTGACGTTTACGCTGACATCAATAAATTCACCGTCTGTGGTGAACTCTGATGGCGCTACAATCTGCTGGGAACGCAGGATTGAATAAACGGCCATCGAGCCGTCAGTCGCATTAGTAATTAGAAGCAGGTCACCCTCGTCCGTAGACGTAGCGCGACGCAGGGATAGCCGAGTTGGGTTCTTCAGTAAATGACCAGACAGTAGCGAAATACGCTGGGTAACGTAAGTCAGTTGCGTATCCGAGAACAAGAACTCGTTAAGCGCTTTGCCCTGCTTTTGGACAAACAAGGAACCAGACTCCAGCGACTCAGCTCGTGTGCCTGTCTTTGCGCCATTACGGCTAACTTGCTTAAACGTGAACGTCAGCGGCGTGATCGGGTCAGTGCCTTGCTGCGGAACATAAAACTCGCCACCCGTGGTGAAGGCTTGCAAGTCGCGACCAGAGATAATATCAACAATGATATTAAGCTGATTAGTATCAAGGGTAGCCTCAACAGCATCATCATCCAGAAACTCAGACGGTTTAAAGTCAAAGAACAAGGCCACCTTACTGCCCCAGATCGTAGACGGGCGTGATTTAGAGCCGCCGAAGTAGAGCCTACCTTCATGGAACGATACGCTGCGAGGCCAGCCTTTTGTAGACGACCAGACATCCTCATAGCCTGTCTCCAGTTCCCAATCGCCAGAAGCGATAGCCGTAGTGTTAAAGAATGGGAATTCAGTAATCGCCTCAACAACCGTACCGCTGATGTACTTTGTAATCCTGACGCGACCTTGTGGTGTAGCGTTGATGTACTGATTAACGTGCGTCGATAAGAACACCGACGAGCCAGCCGTCAAAGTAATATTGCCTGACACAGCCGATGGAGTTAGCGTCGCAGCAGGATTACTAAACGTCTGGGTAAATGCGTACTTTGGGATAGAGTCAAACGTAATGGTGCTTGCAGTCCAAGCCGCATCATTGGCACCACGAACAATCTTGATTGGCTGCAAATCTGGGTGGACGACAATCAATGTATCTGCCGATTGTGTCCAGCACAGCGATGACAGCATTGCCCCAGTTAAGGCAGATATTGTCAGGTAATTATCAGCACCGCCATTAATGGCTGTAATCAGCGCACCGTTCTTAATGACATACATCCTGCCAGCAACAAAGCAGAGCATATAACGGTCATCGACTGAGAACTCAAAAGATATAAGCCGAACACCATTTGCAGCAGATGGCGTACTAGAATTAGGCAGCTCAAAAACGTGCTTAGTACCGGGACGGCGACGAGCGCCACCCTGCGGTTGAATGATGACATTGGTGGCTTTTGCCAGCGCATTCTCGTACTGCGGAATGTCCACACGAGCGCGTAGCAACGGGTCTAATTCCCCGGTACTAAAGTTCGTCTGGAAATCTAGGAACCTAGCCATTAGTATCTCACCGCGACTAATTCGTAATCTTCGATCACCTGTGGTGGCTGACCTTGAGCATCGATGTTTGACGCTTGACGGAAGTAGCCGCCTCGGCCATTCTCAGAAGGAGAACCGACAGCAACGCCCTGCCAGTAACCTGTTTTTGTCTCTTGCTCAGTAACTGGATAAGCCAAGTGCCACGCCATCATGTACTTCAATAACTGAATGAAGTATTGCGGCATCGCGTATTCTGGGGTCTGGTAAGGATAGTCAATGTAGACATCCTCGTAGTTTGTCAGCAGCTTGTCGCCCTGAATCTCCCAGAGCTTGACTGGACGGGCATAAGCGTTAGCTGTCTCAAAGACGGCACGGGGATTGCCAAGGCGATCTCCCGGCATCTGGTATTCGTACTTCCATTCCGTTGTCGGCGTAGTAATCAGCCGTGACAATCGAACTTTTTTATAGGCAAACGACCAAGGATACATTGACAAAGTCATATCCCGAACGTCTGGGTACAGACGGTCACAAGAGTTCGCCTCGTCTGTTCCGTCGTTAAATGACGAAATTGGCTTTGCGCCCAATAGGATTAATGCGTCAGAACAGATAGCAACTGCTGTATCGCCTGCTGCCATAACAACCTCTCATGTAATAAAGGGCTAGTCCTAAGTTTCCCCAGAACTAGCCCTGTGCTGCCTAACTACGGGTTAGTCCGTATCAGTTGCCGAAACAGTCGTACCGTCAGCAATGTCTACCGCAGTAGACGAAACTGCATTGACGTATGTCAGCACCAGACTTGGAGTCGTAGTGTCATAGACGAAGATAATGTCGCCAACCTTCAGGGTGTCTTTCAGGGACAGAAAGTAATCTGCCGTGTTGACGGTTGCCTGAGTATCAGCGGTCTTGTACAGGTACATCGAGGGTGCGTTGCCTGCTTTGGCAGCACACACTGTGACCCAGCCAGTTGCGGAAAATGCCATGATTAACCTCCTAGATTAAGATTCGCGGCAGACGATCTTGACGATACCTTCATCGTCAATCGCCACAGCACCAGCCGAGAACATCGAAGCGATCAGGAAGGAAGTCTTCTCTGGCACATAGTTGATCTCAGTTTTTGGTGAAATGCCTTCTGCCAGACCCAGCGCATCCTTGTGGAACGCAAAGCAGGTACGGTCGTTTGAGCCATCCTTAATCAGGCCACCCTCGGTGCGGTCACCCAAAACGTGGAAGGTGAAGCCCAAGAAAGTGTTGATCTCGCCCTGAACCAGCGCCTTGACAGTATTGAAGTCAGACGAGGTAACAGCGGTTTCCGACAGCAGGGAAGCCAGCGAGTTGGCATGGATGATGATGTGACGGTTGTCCATCGGAACGTTGTTGGCGTTCAGGGTTTGAGCCGCTGTACGCAGTTTGGCAACGTTCATGTTGGTGTCAGAACCACCGATATCGTTACCAACCGAAGTTGCGCTCGATGCAGTCAGAGCATCCAGAATCAGTTGATCCTGACGACGACCGATTGCGTTCGACACAACCTTGACCAGCTCACGACGCTCATCAAAGTTGACCTTGGCTTGCATAAAGATGTCCGAATACTCAGCAGCGATGTAGTCGCTCAGAGTCGCGGTCACTTGCGAGTAAGTCACATTGAGAGGAGTAACGTCAGTCTGAGGGATACGGACTTGGGCAACACCCTTGCCGATCTTAGGGAATTTGTAAGTTGAACCTTCAACACCTGAACGGATACGGACAGCCGGACGGAGAACCGCCGAAGCCTGATAGGCTTGCTTAACTTCCGCATCAAACAGGGTTAC